ACATCGCCTGCTGTCACAGATGTCCAAGTAGAACTAATAAAAAACTGCACAGCAATTGACGGCGCTGTTACCCCATTATAGTTTGCCATTATTCAGGCCTTGTTCTAAAGAATCCGCCGCCAGCGCCTGCGCCACGGTATCTTTGTAACTTATTCAAACCGCTTTCAATTTCTACAACAACATCATCTTGAGTGATGTATGGAGTGTTGACATTGACTTTGACTATTGGATTTCCTGAACCTGATATGACATTGCCAGTTGCAGAACCATCGCCTTGAGCGGCAAGTGAGACTGTTGGAGCGTTAGCAATTGCCTTTTGACGCTTTAGATTAGCGTTAATAGCAGCAGCAGTTGCTTTTGCTTCAATTTCTCCAGTCATTAAAGTTAAACCATACTTCTTAAGCATTGCATTGACAATCTTTTGCTCAATTGTAAGTTCTTTTTTCTTGGCATTATTGAGTTGATTCTGTGCATTGAGTAATGAGTTAGCCAGAAGGTTGCCACCACCTGTAGTTCCACGTGTGCGCATACCACGAACTGCTGTTCGACCACGTTCTGAAACTGAAGAACTACTACCTGCTAAGGCTTGAGCATTTTTTGCTCTAACTTCATTGCCTGCATTTTTAAGAGCAATATAACCACCAGTAAGAGCAGCAGCACCACCAATAAGGGCAAGTGCGGCAGTTGCCGATGCAACAGAAGCGCCGCCTGTGGCGTATGCTGTTGCAACAGCAGCAAGACCTGCTGATGTTCGCAAGGCTGTGAAGGCTGCAGTTAATTTACCAATTACAGTTGCAAATGCTGCAACTTTACCAACAGCGAACAATCCACCAACTATAATTGCAAAGGTTTTGACAAGACCTATGTTGTTTGAAATCCAATCAGAGAATGAAATGGCAATGGCAATTAGATTTACTGCTGCTGTGCTGGCATTGCTAAATGCTGTTGTCAACTTCTCGCCATTTGCAGCAATCCAGGCTTCTACCTGTGGCAAAACTTTTGTTTCAATAACTTTGGCAAATCGCTCTATGACTGGAAGTAATTGATAACCAAGAGTTTCAAGGATTTCACTATAACGAATGCGAAGAATTGCCAATCTAAATTCTAAAGTATCTGCTCTAGTTGCAGCCGCACCTGATGTTATTGCTTCAACTTCTTTGAAGATTTTAACTAAATCTTTTGATTTTATAGTAGTTAGGTCAATGCCTTTAACCAAATTTTGCAAACCACGGAAGTTACCTTGTAAGGCTTTTGTAATTGCATTTGTCGCACTGTTTAGGTCGGCACCAGAAAATGCTGATACATCTAATGCAGTTCCCAATAATTGCTGGGCGCTAGCGACATCGCCAGTGACTGCTGCGAGTTTGGAAAGAGCAGGGCGCAATTCGTCATCGGCAATGCCAACTTGCAATTGTAGTTTTGAAATGTAACCTTCAACAGATGCAATGGCAGCATTAGTTGCACCAGTGGTATTGCGTAGGCTGTTGGCAAGAAGCGCTTGGCTCTTCTGGTCTGCCATTGCAGCCTGCACTGCATCTTTGCCAATCTTTACAGCGAAAACACCAACAGCGGCTGTAACAGCAGCAAAGGCCCGTACTGCATTTTTGCTGAAGTTATCAAAACTCTTGCCAAGGTTGGCAATATCTTTTTTAGCGGCTTTGGAACCCTTATCAGAATATTGGGTTATGATTCGCGCTACTACTGCGCCAACTGCCATCTCTAAGCCCGCTCTCTATTCAAATGTCTCTGTAATTCTGCTTTTGCTTCATCTAAAGCCCGCTTCACATTGGCTTCAATTTTAGCGCGGTCTTTATCAACAACGCGCCAGACCAAACGTGATGCTGGTTTGAATCTTGCAGATAAGGTTCGCATAAACTGGTCGCCTTGCCTTCTGCCAGTTGCATTCTTGCCATTGTTACGGCCAGCAACTTCAAAAATTGCTCCAGCGGCTGATTTGTTTATCAAAGCACCAGCGCTGGTTGTGTAATCGGCGCGAACTTTACCTTGTGCCTTACTTTTACGAATACCAGCAATAACTTCGCCAGTATTCCAGGCAGGCCATCCAACACCGCCACGGGAACTTCTCTGAGGGTTGGCAGCGTTATATGGCCGCCAACCGCTCATTGGAGTATCTGTTTTACCGTTACCGATGCCACGTGCGATACCGTGTGCATCTCGTTCTGCATTAGCAAGTTCCGTATTGATAACTTTATTGAATCGGCGAACAGCGGATTTATCAAATTCTTTCAAAGCATCAACTGTCTCTTTGATGCCAGTGAGAACTATGACTTCATCTGCCATTTTTCTTTGCCCGCTCCTTCAAATAAATTCCTATTGCTTCCAAGATACCTTCAGGGGCATCAAGCAAGGCAACAGGAGAAATGCCTGTCTCCACCGCAATTGCTGCAACCGTATAGGTCAGGCTTTCGCGGTGGATTCGGAATTTGGGTCGGCGTCCAACTCTGCATTGAGAATTGTATCCAAATATTCAGGACCAAATGGCTTCACAATGACGCCATTGACCTGCTGGGCTTTCCAAGCCAACCAATAGATGTGTTCAATTTTTTGCTCTTCACCTATAAGTTTTGGAAGCCCTTTACCAAAGTTTTGCTCAAATGCGACAATGATTCGTGGTGTTAGTTTGTACACCTGTTCATTACCATCACTTGTTTTTACTTTTATTGCTAAGCCATCCATTGTTTCCCCCTTAGATTATCAGGATGTTGCTTTTGTAATTGCGCCAGAAATCGGCCAAGTGACCGATACGGTTGCGAGTTCTCCAACGCTTCCAGATACTGATTGCCATTCTGAAATTAGCGCTGAGAATGAGTAGGAAGGATTGGTTGCAGATGTAGCACCGCTGGTTGGCTTTACAGTCATTGCAACTGCTGTACCAATCTTTGTTGCTGCATCGCTTGGATAAATCAAGGTTTCAAGAGCGCCAGAAGCAAAGTCCTGGTTGAACTCAAGAGTGATTTGGTTGTCACGAAGGCCAGCAACACGGGTGCGGCTGGTGTTTGACATACCTGTTGTTTCCACAACATCGAGTGTTGAGGAAAGAGTCACGGATGTGACATATTGCGAGATGTCAGTGCTTGCCAACACCACATACGCATCAGTTAAAACAATACGGGCCATTTACTTATACTCCTTTTGTGATAGCGCCTGAAATTGGCCAAGTCACACTTGCAGTGGCCAATTCTCCCACAGAACCTGACAACTCTTGCCATTCTGAAACAAGAGCAGTGAATGTGTAGGAAGGATTTGTTGCAGATACTGCTGCACTTGTTGGCTTTACAACAACGGTTGTTGTGCTACCAAGAAGCGGATAAATTGTTTGCTCAACCGAGGATGTTGCAAAATCCTGGTGGAACTCTAGGGCTACGGAATTGTCAGCAAGACCAGATACACGTGTACGGCCTGCTGCGATTGTGGAACTGAATGCGCTGGTGTCAATAACATCTTCTGATGTTGAGATTGTCACGCTGGCAATATGGTCTGATAGGTCAACTGAGTTGATAACTATAGATGCATCAGTAAGAACGATGCGTGCCATTATTTAGTGTCTCCTTCTTGTGTCGGTGCTGCTTTCGGTGTTTGTGCTGACACAAGATGGCCACCAGCAATGAGTGCTGGAATGTTGCATCCTGCTTCAAGCAGTTCTTTATCGGATACTGACTCACCTTTGGCCTTTAGAGCAAAGCGGTCAGAATTTACTGTGTAACTCATTATTCTCCTTGTCCCCAGACGGTTAGCCTGTAGCGGTAAGACAGATATTCCACATCTCCTGCAAGATATGTTCCAGATTCTGCTGATGTCACACGCAAGGTGTTGCAGGCACCGCCAAGTGTTAAATCAGATTCAATTGCTGCTTTGATTGAATAATCACCAGAGCCAGTCAAATATTTGTCTAAGTTATCTTGCGCAGTTCTTTCAGAGAAGCGTTGCACAAGAACATAGACATCCAAGTTGGCCTGGTCTAAACCACGGCTATTGTTCAAATCAAAAGTAAAATCTAACTGACCTATGACAGCGCAAGGTGGCTGTGGCAAGTCAGGCATAATGTCGTATGAGCGCAGACCTTTGATTGAAGATAGATTCTTCTTGATGCCTTCTCGTACTTCACTTGGCTTCATTTGGCCATCCAGGAAACTTTACGGAATGGTCTGCATAGGAGTTCAACATCTGGGTCTAGGCGTGAGCCAAGTCTGACAGTTCCTAGTTCTGGAGTTCCAGCCACACCAAATGGCGACTGGCGACGAACAAACAAACGCGCAGCCTGTAATTTGCAGGCCATTTGAATTTCGTGTGGAACTGAGGACCATCCCCATACTGCTTTGACGCGTACCGATTGAGGAAGATTGAATGGGAAGATATAGGCACCGATTGCGAGCAATCTTGTGTAAGGCCATCCGCGACGTGGATTATTGATTGGCTCAACCATATAGTCTGAACTTGCCCACACTGTTGTGTATAACTGGTCAAAGTTATCATCAGTTGCAATCTCGCTGATGCTGATGAAGTCATCAGTATTGGTTGTCCACCAATCCTGTGCGGTGTAGTAGCGAGTCACTGGTGAAGCAACGGTTCCATCTTTGTAAAAGAATCTGCCCGTGTAGTCGTCAATCATCCGACTTGAAGCCATAATTGCTGCTTCAAGCGCAGTATCATCCTGAATATCTTCAATGTTCAATGATTCTTTCAGGTCTGACAGTGTGCAGTATGCGTTGATTAGTGCCACGCTTTTTCCTCTTCTCTGCCTTTGGAGCAACTGCCCGTTCTAAATCGGGGGTTGCAGTTGCGGTTTGTTTCCGCCAAAACTTTATTCTTTCCACGATAGGTGATGTTCCTCTGATAGCCAATAAGACTTTTGATGTGGCAATACCGCTCCAGTGTGAACATAGATTGGAAAGCCTAATTGTCTTATACGACGGGAAAACAGCAAATCTTCACTAATCCAATTGCCTTCAATTGGACCATCCCAGAACCAGCACCAATCTTGGCCTTGATTAGGGTCTGCTTGCTCTCGCATCTTTTCTAACACGCTGCGATGAATCAAAACACATCCAGTGCCACAGGCGTCAATTTCAAACAAACGATTCTGGTCATACTTGAAAAGCGGCAAGAATCCTTCAGGTGCATCTTGAAAGATTGCTGGCACAGGCTTTGGATATAAATGTTTGTGTGCATCAAAGGCTGCAAATACTAAACCTGATACAACTGG